TATTATGGCCTAATTTAAATAATGCTGAATACACATCAAACTTGCTTCATGTAGATTTTTTAAGCAATGGCTTTAAGGTTCGTAATGCTACTTATGGTGAAACTAACGCATCAGGCGGCAGTTACATTTACATCGCCTTTGCCGAACAACCTTTTAAATACGCCAATGCACGATAGGAGAATATAAATATGCCTTGGAAATATAAAGCAAGAATTATTAAAGAAGGAAGAGCATGGCAGGATGACTATGGTATCCAGCATCCTTCTTCATGGGTGCGTTGGTCTGCTGAAACTAAAGCATCTAAAGGTTTAGTGTGGGAAGAACCACCTGCACCACACGATGGACGTTTTTACTTTGGTAGAGACTTGGATGGTAATCTTATTCCACGTGACTTGGCAGAACTTAAAGCTGGTGAAATTGCCAAAACAAAACAAACTGCAGGTAGTCTTCTTAGTTCTACTGATTGGTATGTCACACGTGAAGTAGAAGAAGGTACAAATTGTCCTACTAATATTAAAAACTATCGTAGAGCAGTACGTGCTAAATCAAATGAAATAGAACAACTCATTGATAAGACAATAAGTATTGACGAACTAAAAGCTTTGATGGAAGTGGCAGAAGGTGAAAAAGCTGCACCTATTAATAACTGGCCTGAACTAGAGGACTTTTAATGGAAATGAATAACCTTATAGATATTCTTTTAATGGTAATTGCCAGTGCTTTTGGTTGGTGGGCTAATAATACTACCAAAGAAGTAAAGCGTCTTGAGATTCTTCTTAACAGAACAAGAGAAGACTATGCAACACGTGGTGAACTAAAGGAAGATATGGATAGGGTTATGGAAGCCTTGCACCGTGTAGAAGATAAATTAGACCGTATATTGTCTGACAGACGTAATTAGTATATAATAGTAGCAACAGTTTAAGAATAGGAACTAAGATATGCCTTCAAGTTATACCACCAGAATACGAATAGAAAAACAGGCAGACGGTGAAAATCCCAACTCATGGGGTGACATCCTAAACCAGAACGTCATTGACTTGCTTGATGACGCTGTTGGTGCTTATGTAACTATTGGCACATCAGGCACACAGATTGTAAATGATAATACACTAACAACTAACAACGGTTCTGCAGATGAAGCACGTGCAGCAACTCTTGAATTACAAGGCTACGTAGTTAGTGCATCAGCCGCTAACATTGTCCTTCCTGCAGTTTCCAAAACATACGTAGTTCATAATAAGATTACACAGTCCTCTGCTACTGGTACTGTTCGTATTATGAATACTGGTGCAACTGCAACAGGCTTTGTAGTTCCTACCACAACAACAGGAACTAGCACATTCCTTATTACTACTGACGGTACTAATGTACGTGGTATTGATACTGCAGGTCTTGGTATTCCCGGTGGTTCAGCGGGTGCGGCAACACGTAGTGTAATTACAAGCATTGGTGAAATTGAAACCACAACGGTTGACCCTGTAACATCTGTTACTGCAACTGGTGTAAGTACATTTATTTCTAATACTTCAGTAGTAAACCCTGCACTGATGGCTTTGTCTACCACAGACATTCGTTATGTAAATACAAGTGCTGGTTATACTAATACTATAGCTTCTGAAAATATTATTACTGGTCAAACATATTCACCTCTTGTTACTGTTGCTGTTTCTGATACTAGTATCTTTGCTGTTGACATGACTGCAGGTAATAACTTTATTGTGTATCTTAGCGCAGATAGTACGCTACGTCAACCAGATAATATTAAAGTAGGACAACAAGGTATTATTTATGTTATCCAAGAACAGACATTAGGCGGTAAAACACTATCATATGCAAATGACTTTAAGTTTGTAAGTGGTACAGTTCCAACAATTACAACATCTATTTCTGCAGTTGATATGCTGGTATACAGTGTTCGTAGTGTAGCTACGACAGTAACAGCAGCCGTAACGGTAACAACTGCATTTATTGACGCAGCAGCAATCCAAAACTTTACAAGGTAAGACATGGCTTCTACTTCAGGAAAGCTTGCCAAACTTGAGTTCGTACCGGGGTTTCACAGAGAATCTACACAGTATGCGGAAGAAGGCAAATGGTATGATGGCAACAGAGTTCGCTTTCGTGATGGAAAGCCTGAAAATCTTCGTGGCTATGAAAAGGCTGTAAACGATACTCCGTTTACTGGTATTGCTCGTGACCTAATTACTTGGTCAGATAATGATACTAAGAAGCTTATGTCATTTGGTACAGAAAAGTTTCTGTATGTAGTAGATTCAAATCAACTATATGATAGTACTCCTTTTGTGTCTGCAGCTACACTTACAAGTGTAATGAATACACAATTAAATTCTCCTCTTGTAAGTATTAGTATAACAAACCATGGGGTGTCTGTCAATGACCGTATTTATATTACTTCTGCAACTAGTATTGGTAATAGTGGCATACTTCTATCTGGTGAATATTCTGTAGTTGCCGTAGGCGGTCTTAATAACTTTACTATCTCTGCTACAACTTCTGCTATAAATGCAGTAACTGATGGTGGTACTGCAGACATAGAATTTATTCTTCCTGTAGAAAATACTGTACCTGTTCAGGGTACTGGTTATGGTGCAGGTACATATAATGCAGGTGTAAGTACAACTGGTGCAAGAGCATGGAACCGTCCAGCTGCTACAGGTGCTATTACATTTAAGAACTCACAATGGTCATTGGATAATTGGGGTGAAGACATGGTGGCCTGTCGCCGTGGTGGTAAGATATTCTACTTGGATGTAGATGCCTCTATTACACCAGAACGTGCAGTTGTTGTTTCTGCAGCACCTTCAGTAAACAATTATATTCGTGTGTCACCTAATGATAGACACCTTATTGCTTTTGGCTCTAATGAGTTTGGTACTGGCGATTATAATCCAATGTTGGTTCGTTGGTCAGACCAAGAAAACTTTAACAACTGGACACCTTCTATTTCTTCTACATCAGGTGAAGTAATCCTTACAGGTGGTACAGAAATACGTGGTGCTATTCGTTCACGTAATGCTATTAACATTTGGACTGACAATGCTATGTATACACAGCAGTTTGTTGGTCCACCTTTTATATTTAACTTCCAGCAAGTGGGTACTAATTGTGGCCTAATTGCGCCACACGCTGCAGTTGATGTGGATGGCATTGCATACTGGATGGGTGAAAATAACTTCTATGCTTTTGACGGACGTGTAAGAAACTTGGATTGTACTGTACGTAGGTATCTATATGAAAGCTTTAATGAAGTAAATAAAGATAAAGTATTTGCAGGAACTAACTCTGAGTTTAATGAAATTATTTGGTTGTACTGTTCTGAGTTTGCAACAGAACCTGATAGCTATATTATCTATAACTATAAAGAAAACCATTGGGCATTTGGTACTAGCTTCTATTCAACATATGCAGACCACAGTGTGTATGAAAATACAATAGCCACTGGTCGTGTGTCTGCTACTGCTGATAGATATGTATGGAACAATGAACCTAAAGACGAATACAAAGGCGATGGTAAGATACTACCATCATACTTAGAATCTGCAGAGTTTGAGATTGATGATGGTAATGAAATTTTATTTGTAGATAGAATTATTCCAGATTATACTATTACAAATAACGGTTCAATAGAATTAACATTACAGTTCCAAGAATATCCTAATAGTGCAATTATAACAAAAGGACCATACACTGTACAACAATCTACTAAGAAGATTGATTTACGTGGTAGAGGAAGACAGGCTAAGATTATTGTGTCTGCAAGTTCAGATAGTTCTTGGCGTTGGGGTGCGGTTCGTGCTAATATCCAGCCGGACGGTAAAAGATAATGGCTAACTATCCTAAACTTCCTGTTTATAGAATGACTAGTGGTATGTCTTCAGAAGAACTGTACAGGGAAATAAGACAGTTTGCAGATTTATTAGGTTATGAATTAGACACAAGAGATAATCAGATAGATAATAAACCTGCAAGTAAAGTATTAACAGTGGTAACTGTAGCATCAATAGGTAGACCTGCTAACGGTGATATTGTATTTGCTGCAAGTGCAGGTAAGTTTAGAGGCTATGTTAGCGGAACTGGATGGGTGGATTTTAACTAATGAACAGACAACAATACTTTGATTTAATAAATAACAGCACCTATGTTACCAATATTAATAGTGGTGTCGTACAAACCAATGACTATTTTGGAACAAAAACAGTCCAAGGTATGGCATTAAACCTTAATTCATTGTATAATAAGAGTAGTAATTTTCAGGCAGATATGACTAAAGCACAGTCAAATTATATGTCTCCAAATAAGGTATCAGCATAATGGCTTATTACATTAATAGACAAGCACCTATGTCAGGTATTTCTAGTCTTCTTGCATTAAAAGGTAGGCAAGGAGATTCTGAACTTGTACATATGTCAAAACCAGAAATGAATTTACTTCAGCGTATGGGTAAACTTACAATCAATCCTAAGACTGGTTTACCAGAAGCGTTTAATCTTCAAGATTCTTTTGAAGGTATAGCAGGTTTATTAAATCAAGATATATCTGGTAAGCAAGCCATGCAGGAACTTATAAACTTTGGTCGTAATAAACTTGCTGATTATAACGCTGATGACATGGAAGAAGAAGAAATGGCTATGGAAGAACAGCTAATGCAGCAGCAATCTATGCAGATGGCTCCACAACAGCCACAACAAATGGAACAGCCTCAGATGCCTATGATGAACCAAGGTGGCCTCCTTGCGCTTCTATCAGCCGGGAAACAGCCTTCTAGTGCAGGTAAATACTTTGAAGGAATGGTTGACGGTAAAGGTGACGGAATGTCAGATGAAATAGAATTTAAAGTTGATGGTGATCCACAAATTAAAAAGGCTCGTTTAAGCCGTGATGAATATGTAATTGCTGCAGATGTTGTGTCCGAACTTGGTAATGGTTCGTCTGATGCAGGTGCAGAAAAACTAGATAAGTTTATGCAGGATGTTAGACATAAAGCAAATGGAACAGGAAAACAAATGAACCAGATTAATGGGGACAAAATAATTAAGGAGTTAACATAATGGCAGACCCACAATACGATGTGCCAGAGGATTATAAATCTGGTCTAAAAGATGTTCTTAAAGAAGCAAAAGAAATTTATGAACAGAAAAAAGGATTGGGTTACCAAACCTATGCAGGTCCACAGATTGCAGGGTTTAGCCCTGACGAACTGGCAGCTATGCAAGGCATTGCAGGTTTGGTTGGTGCAGGTCAACAGTACTTTGCTCCGTCTGCTGCTTTAACTTTAGGACAGACACAACAGTTTACACCACAAATGGCTACTCAGTATATGTCCCCATACCAGCAAGCCGTTGTAGATGTAGAAAAGCGTGAGGCTGTACGTCAAGCGCAGGTTCCTATGCAACAAGCACGTGCTAAAGCAGTTGGTGCTGGCGGTTATGGTGGGTCACGTCAGGCCATTCTTGAAGCAGAACAACTACGTAACTTACAACAACAGCTTGGTGATATTCAAACTAAAGGTTCGCAAGCTGCTTATGAAACTGGTCTTCGTGCATTTGAAGCACAGAAAGAACGTGAACGTGCTGCAGCTTCTGGCCTTGCTGCCTTGGGTCAGGCTGCACCTAAACAGGCTCTTACAGAACTTACTGCTTTGTCTGGTATTGGTGAAGCACAACGTGGCATGACACAGGCGGGTTTGGACATTGCTCGTCAGGAGTTTGAGCAACAGCAACAATATCCATATACTACACTTGGTCAATATCAGTCTACACTTTATGGTTATCCTTACCAATCTACAGCAAGGTATCAGCCAATGGCTCAACCATCTTCATCACAGAACCTTGCAGGTATTCTTGGTGCAGTAGGTAAGATTGCAGGTCCTTCTGGATTTGGTTTCTTTAATACTGGTGGTTCTATTGCTTATAGATCAGAAGGTGGATTATCTGGTCAGATTAAAAACCTACAAGGTGCAGGAATGATTGGTGATACTGGTGTCAGTGAAGCATCTCCACTAGGTCAAGATTTAAGTAAAGCAACTTTTATTTCTGCTTTAGGTAGTTTATTACAAGGACAGAAAAATATTACAACAGAAAAAGAAGAATTATTTAAACGTCAACAGGAAGCTGCTGCTAAGAAAATGGAAGAATTAGAAAAGCAGCGTAGTCCTATTAATTATATTTCAGATCTTTTACTTGGTTATGCACAGGCCACACCGGGAGCAGGGGTAGGCGCACAGCTTGCAGAGGCAAGTGAGTTTGCAGGTGAACGTAGACCAGACCTTGTGTCGGCTGAATATGAAATTGAACAGCAGTTGGCAGAAGGTCGTATTAGTATAGAAGAAGCTAAGTTAAAAGAAGCAGAGTTGTATTATGATTCTATTGCAGATCTAATGAAAACTAAGAATATAGATTTAACTGAAGCAAAAAAGATTCAAGATATGATAGATTCTCAACTTGGTTTTAGATATGATGAAGTTAATAATAGATATGTAAATAGTGAAGGCAAACCTTTATCAGCAGATGAAGCACTTAGTAGAGCTAGATTCCTTGAAGAACAACTTCAAAACTACACAGATCCTTTAGATCTTCAAAAAAATATTAGAGAACGTATTCAGTCTAGAACTGGTGGTAATGATGCAGATAGTAATAACGAAGTACCTGAAGGTAGTACAATACAAATAAAGAAAAGCGGTGGAATCCTTTCCATGATTTCAGAGGAATATGAAGATTAATGGCTGAAAGTTTCTTTTCTCTAAGTCCTGAAGATAAGAAAAAACTTCAGGAATATAAAAACAGAGAAACAGTTTTTGATCCGGGTAAGATCATTAGCAAAGCTGCTGCTGGTCTAGGAGAAGCTGCGCTTGATTTAACAGAACTTAATATTGATTTGCTTACTGCTGGTAAAGGTGGTAAGAAGTTTCGTAATGCTATTTCAGAAGCAACAAAGTATGTAGATAATAAACTTCAAGAAACATCTGCAGGTCGTGCAATTTCTGAAGCTGCTAAAGAAACAGTATCTCCTAGTAAATTAAGTACAGCCGAAGATGTTGCTGCAGATATTCTTGAGTTTGGTATAGCAACTCGTGGAATAGGTGCGGCAACAAAAGGTATAGCACAACCTACAACAAAACTAGGTAAGTTTGGTAAGCTTGCTACTGATGGTGTTCTTGCTGATGTGCTTGTCCGTGATCGTGATGAACAAATTACAAATGATTTTATTCAACTTGTTCCAGAATCAGAAGAGTATATTGGTGCGCTTGCTATTGATCCTGATGACGAACTTGCGGAAAAGAAACTGAAACAATTAATTGAAAGTGCTATTGCTGGTGGTATTATAACTGCTGCGGCAGCACCTGCAATTCTTGCACTAAAGTTTGGTGGTCGTAAATTATTTTCTAAAGTAAAAGCACTAAAGAAAGATAAGGTTGACACACCTATTGAAAACACATCAAAGGTAGAGGCAAAGAAAACAAAGATAATTCCTACACCAAGTGGTGGATACGTACAACGTACTGGCCTTATTGAAAAAATGGGTAAGGTAAATACAAAACTTGGTCGTTTGTTTACCAGTAAAGCTGGACTACCAGATGAACTATTTAATTCTTATCTTCGCAAACAAAGATTTGCAGAAGGTGCAGACATAGAAGTACAAAAATATGTTAGAGAATTAAAAGAAGTAATAGAAAAAAACAAAGACAAACTAAGCCCAGAAGATTTTAATAACCTAACAGAAATGTCTGTACGTCAAATACAACAGGCTGTTCGTTCTGGTACTGTGCCTAAAGAAGTTGCTGATAAGTTTCTTCAGCTACGTAAGTCTGTAGATGCTAATGAAACAAAACTTCTTGATCTCCTTGATATAGACAAAGACAGTGCGCTTGGTATTAAAATGGACAAAGACTATGTGCCTTATATTACACGTAGCTATGAAACATTTACTAATCCTAAGTGGTCAACAGAAATTAAAAAAGCTTTGAAGGATGAACTAGATCCTGATCTATCTGATCACAATGCTGAGATTGTTAAGATTGTAGATAATGCTAAACGATATATTCGTAAGAACAATAAAGGACTAAATGACGAAGAAGTAAATGCTGTCATAACTAACATCGTAGAGCAAGGTAAAAAAGGTGGTCAGCTAAAAGCATTCATAGACATGATGAATGGTACAGTTGCTGGTCAAAAAATTAAAGTTCTTAAAACAAGAAAAGATCTTGATAAACCTATTCTTGATTTGCTTGGTGAAGTAAAAGATCCTACACGTAAATTTGAAACAACACTTCGTAATCAGAACAAGCTTATTGCCGAAGCAGAATATCTTAAAGATGTTAAAAAATATGCAGAACAAAACCTTGGTAAAGAAGTTACTATCAAGGGATTGTTTCCTTTTCTTCCACAAGAAAAAACTACATTCTTAAAGAAAGGTGTTTACTCAGCTAATCGTGACATAAGAAAAAGCATGGCAGATCTTGGTTCTGACGTACAATCTTTTGGTGGTCAGACAGGAAAGATTGGTTTAAATAATTATGTAACTACTGAAAGTATGCATGAGATATTTAAAAATGGTTTAGATCTTTTTGATAATCCTTATGGTAATAGCTGGTTGGGTAAAGTTACTCAAAAGACTTTAGGTACAGCACAGGCGATGGAAACTGTGTTTGACCATACTGCTCATGCTCTTAACGTGTATGGTGCTATTCAACAACTTATGATGAATGGTCATGCGTTTGATAGGCAGATATTAAAAAGCGCACAAAAGAATGTAGCGACTGTAATTCGTAGGGCTAAGAAAAATAATGATCCAGCAGCTATAGAATTTTTACGTAAAGCAAAGAACCGTGGTGTTATTGATTCAAACCTTGTGTCTGAAACTGTTCTTAAAAACGTAGATAGATATGGCGATAAACTAAAAGCAGACAGTAAGTTTGCTACACCATTTCAGTTTGTGGAAGAAACATTTGACAAAGGTGTTAAAGGTGCGTCTGCAGTATACGGTGGTGCTGATGACGTGTCTAAACTTATGGCACTTGATGCAGAAATTAAACAACTTACAAAAGTATTTCCAAATAAAACTAAAGACGAAATATTTGATATAGCTGCAGAACGTGTTAGGAATACTATGTTGTCTTACTCAACTGCTATCCCACTTGTTCGTATTATAGGTAAGATGCCTCTTGGTACTTATGCTACTTTTCCTGCAGAAATACTTCGTTCTAATTATCATATTATTCGTTATGGTATTAAAGATATTATGGAAGGACAAGCAACAGGTAACACAGCACAGACGCTTATGGGTTTAAAACGTTTGTCTGCTGCTGCAGGAACTGCCGCTGGTCTTGAAACAATAATAAATACTAATAATGAAAAACAAGGAGTATCAGCAGTAGAAGAACGTGGCGTTAATTTAATGTCACCTGACTATGCTAAGAATTCTAAAAAGGTATTTACAAAAGGATTTGAATATGATCCACAGACTGGTCATATTATGACACGGTATGTAGACAGTGGGTTTATTGATTCAGCCCAATCTTTAAAAGGTCCATTACGTGCTATCACAGGTAAGCTACTTGCAGGTGGAGAAGTAACTCAACGTGAACTAGATGATGTGATGTTAGATATTGCTAAAGAAAGTCTTAGTCCATACATATCAGAAAAGTTTTTGACTGCTGCTATTCTTAATGCTTCACGTGGTGTTGATGCAGAAGGAAGAACAATAGAAGGTGATAGCTTTGCTGAAAGACTTCCTACAGAAATAGGAAAAGTTTTTATACCCGGCGGTGCTAAAAATATTAAAAGATATTTAGACGCAAGGGCATCAGAAAACTTTTTAGAAGAACAGCTAGGTACTGAAAAAGCTATTGGTCGTACAAAAACAGGATTTCCTGTAAGTAAAAATGAACAACTAGGATTTAATCTGACTGGTGTTCGTAATAATACTGTAGATATTACTAAGGCTGTAGGTTATTCTATGTACGAAGATTCAAAGAAAGTTAATGAGACACAGGCTAAATTTAAAAAATACTTAAATGAAATACCTGTAGAGCAGATGACTGAAAGCGATGTTCAAGATTTATATAATGAATATAGAAAGCTTCAGGACGAAAAGTATGAAGCTATGGCACGGCTTACAGACAAGGCCATGGTATTTATGGAAATGCAGTATCAAGTTCGTAATCCAAAAGATGGAACAGTAACAATTAAAAAGTTTGGTATTGATGGTTTGCATGATGCAGTAACTTCTGATAAAATGTATAAGCCAGCACAAAATTATATTAATGCTTTGACAAGTAATTCACGTAAGGGAACAGTAGGTTACTTTACACCTGATCGTATTAATGATAAACAGCTTATTAAATTACTAAGAGATAAGCGCATACCAGATAATGTTATCTATGGTCTTGAACAAATAGCAAGACAATATGAAGGACTGCCTCTTAGAAAAATTCGTAACGTAAGAGAAGAAGATAATTAATATGCCTGAAGATTTGAAAGTAGGGAAGAAAACTGGTAAAAAATCTACAGCAGGTAGAGATGTTTATCTTACACCAAAAGGTAAAGAAGTTTCAGAACTATCTATTACAATTCCTATAGGTGACAATTGGATTAATGTTCCTAGTATACATAATGGAATAGAGTACAGTGAGAATGACATAGTTGATATGTTAAAAGCAGGAAAAATAAAAGTTACAAGTATACACAAAACAAAGGAAGAGGCACTAGAAGCTGCTGATAAAAGAAGTAAAGAACTAAAGGAAGGTGGACAACCTATGGCTAAGAAAAAATCAGACACAAAAGGACTAGCAGGTATTGTAAAGAACGTACCTCGTGAACTAGACATCAAAGGTCAGAAGCATATGCTTGCTTGGATTACACCTAAAGAAGGTGAAACTCTAAAAGCATTAGGTGGTGCTGGCATCCTTGGCCCTATGGGTATTCCTGCATTTCCACCTACAGGAGCAATGGGTAAGGGTGGTGTAGGAAGTGCTACATCTGGTGGTGGTAATAAAGGTGGCTTTTCCGGCCCTGAAGACCGTGGCGAATTAGGCGGTGGTACTGATAAAGGAAGTAGTGTATCTGGCGGTGGCGGCAGTAAAGGTGGTGATGGCAGTGGATTTAGTTATGACGCTGACACTGGTATTGATGCTGAAACAGATGACCCAGATACTGCAGGTGCAGGTAGTAAAGAATCTCCCGGATATGACCCAGCTACAGGATTAGGAACTAGAACAGGTAAATATGGTCAAGACCCTGCTAATAAAGCTGCAATTGATGCTTATGCTGCAGCCATGCGTTCTAAAGGATATTCTGGATATAATGATACAAGTTATGCATTAGGTTTGGAAGGGCAAAACCGTAAAGTTTCTGGTATTACACGTGAGCAATATGCTAATATGCCCGGTTGGATGAAAACGATATATGATAAACTTGGTACGCCTACAGCAAGAGAAGTTTATAATTATGATATAGACCCTAAAACAGGAAAAGTAAAAGGATTTTATCACGATAGCTTATTACCAGATAGTCCTTTAATAAGTATATTAAAATCTATTTTTGGTAAAAAACCAGAAGAGATGACTGAAGAAGATTTATGGGGTGTATATACTGGTTATGCTAGACAGTCTCCTTTTGATGATGGTAAAGGTCGTGATGAAGAAAAGAAATTTGGCATTACTCCAACAGTATCTGCAACTGACCCTATAACTGGTGTGTCTGTGTCTCCTGCAGATTACTATAGTAAAGGTGTAGGTTCTGCTACTATTGATTTGTATGACCCAACAAAAATTGATGCATATCTTGCACAGTTGTATGGTGTAACACCTAGCCCAATCGGTGCTAAGTATGATGCAGCAACTAGTTCATATACTATGCCGGGTAGTTCTAGAAAACGCCGTACACGTTTACGTGGTTTGGATATTTTTAAACCAGTGAGTATGTAGTATGTCAGCCGCAGCGGTGTTGGAATGGAAGATATTACCAAGATTTATGATGTTCGTAATGACGCTTATGAGTTGGCGTGTAGTAGAATGGTTTATGACCTTACCAGATCCTACTGCAGCACAGGCTGGTTTAGTATCTGTGGTAACTGGCGCAATGACAGGAGCCTTTGCCGTGTGGATGAACCACGAAGGCAAACATCCACATCAGTCTAACCATTATATTTCAGAGACAAGAAAATGAATGTAATTATTTGGTCATTAGTATTAACTGTTTGTGCATCTAACGGTCAGTGTTTTAATCAAACAGTACAATGGTTTGATAAAGAAAATGAATGCTTACGTTACAAAGAAATATACGAAGAGATTCCACAAGATGGTCATTGGGCATCAGTAAATTATAAGTGTGGAATTGTAGGGGCTATGGATATATGAAGTACAACCGTTCACACTTTTTAGATAAGCTAATAGAGCATGAAGGTATGGTACTTACTGTGTATCAAGATACCCTTGGTATTGATACAATTGGTATTGGTCGTAACCTAAAAGATCGTGGAATAAGCAAAGAAGAATTAGACTATATGGATATACCAAACATGGATGTTATATATGAACACGGTATATCAGAAGCTGATGCACGTTATCTAGCAATGAATGATATTGCGATTGTAGAAAATGAACTGTGCCGTGTACATCCTTGTGTAGAAGAGTTAGATAGTGTACGTCAGCTAGTGCTAATGGATATGGCATTTAACATGGGCGTTCCTCGTCTTTGTAAATTTAAGAAGATGTGGAATGCAGTACATGAAGAAAATTTTGAAGCTGCAGGTTTAGAAATGATGGATTCAAGATGGGCAAGACAAGTAGGCGGCAGGGCTAAGAAACTTTCTGACGCTATGAAAACAGGGGAATTTTAATGTCTAAAGAAAAAGGATATACTTTAAAAACTATAAAAGGTAAAGTGTATAAGATATATGCTAATGGTACTAGAGAATATCTAGGACCTGCTGCACCTAAACAAAAGGATAATGGTGAAAGCATAGCTTCACAAATTGGATTTAAAAAAGGTGGTCGAATTAAATGTAGCCATAATAGATTGTACTAAAAAGGAAAAATAAAATGACAAATTTATTTGGATTAGATGCTAAAAGATATCGTAGGACTAAAGAAGGTCAAGCAGAAAAAAAAGCACGTGAACTTCACAACGAAAGAATGGGTCCAAAAAATAGAGCAACTAAGCATAAACTTCGTAGAGATGCTAATAAGGCAGATGCTGCTAAAGGAGCAGCTATGTTAAAAAAAGGTGGACGCATCAAGTGCAGTCATAATAGGTTGTACTAATGTGGCCTTATAATGACGAAGAAGAAAGGTGGTTAAATGGGTACGCCTAGTTCAATGACACGTACTGGTAAGCATGAACCTTGGGAACTACAAGTTTCTAGGGAACAGATACCTTTTCACCAATCAATATATAAGTTTGGATATAATCCAGATATTAATGGAACAGAAGAAACTATTTGGTCACAAGGTGGTATCTATTCTTATCCTGTTAGTGCTGCTCAATTGTATGTAAGTTCTAGTAGCACAGCAGATACTAATGGTGGAACAGGTGCTAAC